GCCCAGATGGCGGAATTGGTAGACGCGCTGGTCTCAAACACCAGTGGATTCACTTCCATGCCGGTTCGATCCCGGCTCTGGGTACACTATCAAAATTTAAGTTCCTGATTATCAGCAGATAATCAGGGCTTTTTCTTTTTAAGGGCAACGCCAGGGGCAACACTTGATACTTATTCACTCAATTTACCCCCAAAATCATCATATAATACCATAAGTAAAGGACTAATAAAACAATCTTATGGAAAAAATAACAGATGAAGAATTTAGACTGGAATGCCTAAAATTAGCAGCCCCGTTATATCCTCACGCGAATGGGTTCGGTGAAGAAATGTCGTTCTACAACACAAACATTTCTCACTACGTGACCGAAAAAGCAGATCAATATCTAGCATATATCAAAAAAGGCGAAAAAATACCTTTAAAAGATCACTAACTAGAAAAATGCAACCGGAATGGAGAATTTTACAGTATTGTGATTCTCCATTTCTTTTTTATTGTTGATTCCCGCTTTAAATACTTCGATACTTAATCCACCGCCTTTCTCGTTTTTTTTCACTTCTGATATTACAAGATTGAATTCTACATCCAACACCCTCCTTGCCTCTACTTTTCCATCAACAGTTTTAACAGTAGACAATATTTCTCTGTCAGAAGATTGACTATGAATTTCAACTGTGCCGGGATTTACTACCACTTTACCATTTAACTCAGTGTTTAAATCCTCTATCGATTCACTAATAGACGTGATTGTTGCTTTTATAAACTCTTTCAATTCCATATATTCTTACATTTTAGTTATCCATCAAATGTTTTTTTTTTTCCAATCACCTAGCATAATCCTTGAATAGTTGAGGTTAGCTAGAGAATTATTTTTATCTGCTTCTGCCCTCAATTTATCAGCCTCATCCCTAAGCTTGCCAGATTCTGCCTTTGTTAGTTCAGCTTGTGCAATTTTCCCTATTGCTTCTGCCATAATCTTTTGGGTTTCCATCATATTGACGAAGTTTTTTTCTTCCTCTTTATCATCCGTAATCAACTTTTTATAAAGATCAATAAAATAAAGTTCTAAATTGATGATTGTGCTATTTGCAACACAATCACCTTGAATAACCCCGGTGTTTGAAACGTTTTTATCACCTACTACTTTTAGATAGGACATGGTATTTGTTTTTAGTTAACGAAAAGATTCTGTTAACTAAATAAATGCCATATCCTATTTTTTGTTTTGAAGCATAGTTACAAATTCTTTCAATATAGCCTTATCATTTTTGAGTTCCTTTACTTCTGCTTCCAGTTCTTTTATCCGTTTTTTCAAAATCGTTACTTCTTGATCTGTTCCCATAGCAACATCACCACCTGTTATGCCTGTATTGGAAATATTGCCATCACCGACTACATGAATGTTACCAGTCTTTAGCATCTCACCTTTACCAGTAAGAAGCCAATTATAATTTACATCAGGATAGGCATCTGTAATATCTTTAGCTACTTCTTTACTGACACCATTTCGGAAACGAAGAATATAATAAATACGATTGGGGCTATCATAGCCAATAGATTTAGCAAAAGAAGAAGCACTTAACTTTAAATAATCTAATAATTCATCTAAATAATGTTTTTGCTTACCATTCATGTTCTACTATGTTCTATATTTGTACCATTATTAATTTTAAAAGTAAACTGTTATGGAAGAAAAGGAATTATTGAATTTGGTAAGTAAAATATTGGATTCAGCAAACAAATCCAACATTACCGCAACCCTAGCATTTGTTATATCCATACTTAGTTTAATAACCTGCATTGTCTGTTTATTAAATTAAAGAACAGAGTAATAGCATTCCGAAAACAACAATTATCCCCCAGCCTATATATAGTACAGTTTTAGTTTTTGTATTATGTATAGGCTTTAAAGCAGTCCATTGACCAAGATTTTCACGTATTACAATGGTATGTATAGCTGCGAAATTAGAAATACCCACCAAAAACATACCAAGACCCAATCCGATCAGATGTTTACGGTTAACAACTTCAATATTAAATATCAAGGCTGCCGCAACCAAAGCAACACCACACCAAAGCACAACTTTCCACCATGAATCAAGTTTTAAAGTACTTAAAAAATCCATATTTATTAATTAAAGTTAATTATAGAACCAAATAGACCATACTGTTTGTCTATGTTCTATTTTGTTCTATATTTGCATCATGATTTCTAAGTCAAATAGAAAACAATGGCAAAATAAAGCAACAAAGATAAGAAATAAAATCCCCAAAAAGGGGGAGTAACTATAAAATATTATGGCAACATCAATAACATCCACAGTCAATAAAAAAGTTGTAATCAAGGGAATACAACAAATAATAGCTTTCAACTGGCATCAAGTTGGTGAAAAGTATAATGAAAAATCTTACACTAAAAAAACAAAATATGGTACTTACAGACAATCCGAATATATGCGGGATTGTGTATTCCAAATAAACAAAAAAGAATATAACCTTCAAACGCTTTTTGTTGAACTGGCTGGTGGTGGATATGCAAGATACTTTATTGTTGATGGAATCAAATTCAATGATTCGCATAAAAAAGTAATAGAATACTTACTAAACAAATAATAATCAACATGAAAGCAAAACTAATTATAGCCATGTGGCTAATCTCATTGATATTTTTGGCTTCTGACAATCTTCTGCAAGTCATAATATCCCTGTGTTACTTTGCTTTTTTTTCTTGGTTGCTAAAGAGGCATGAAGTTGAGGCAATAAAAGAGATAAAGAAATTAGAAAACATAATAAATAAATTAATAAACGGGTAAAAGCTATGAGTAACGAAAGGGATGTTCTGGACATTTGGAAAGAACGAATTGAAAAAGAAGCAAAACATGGTGATAAGAAAAAAGCATGTTATGATGCAGGTATTTCATATCAAACACTAAGGAATGCTATGGATAAAAACAAAATTGAAGAACTATCATCATGTGAATTACTCGCATTGCAAAAGCTTATTGAAAGGCTTGATGCACGGAAAGAACATTTTGAAAAAATCAGATCACAGTATGCAGGCTGATAGGGTTATTGAAGTTGATGGTTTGACCGCAACCGAAAATAAGGTGTATTGCCTTAATGGTGTTGGTAAGCAGACAAAGGAAATAGCTGATATCTTGAAATCCAGTTATGAAACTGCAAAAAGCCACATGAAAAATATCAAGGCAAAACTTGGATTGCAAAAGGACAAGGAAGTTACTGCACATTTTTGGTGTAGCCTGATTGGAAAAGATTTAGATGAGGTGAAACGGCAAATAATGGCATCCTGCCTATTGATTGTTTTCCTTCTGTCTATTCCATTCGATCAACACCAGACGAGAGAAACCCGGAACTTCAACAATAGAGCAAGAAGAACAATTGTTGCCAGAAGAAACGAATACACAGCTTAATAATTTACACTATGGGTACAAGTCAAACAGAAATAAACTACAAGCTAAACGAAAATGATTTTCGTGAAGCGATAAAGAAAGAACTATCCGGTTTAGCATTGCAGTTATTCCTAAATCGTTTTGATAATGTATTGATTGGAGTTAGTGATATAGCCAACATGCATAGTGTAAATCCCCGAACTGTATTAAACTACATCAAAGATGGCTTGATAATGCCGGAAGTAAAACTTGGTGAAAACGATCATCCAAAATTCCGGTTAAGTTATGCACTTATGCTTGATTTCAAGGAATTGCAAAAAAAGCTGAGGGCAAAGAATCGGGGCTGGTAAAAATAAGGCAAATAAAGCCGTTTTCACGTGCTGTTCTGCCTGGATAATAGGAAGTAAGGAAACATGGAGAAAGTGCCGTAAATCGAAAATTCGAAAAAAATAAGGAATATGGAAACTGGATATCAAGGAAGCATTTACGAAAACATAGTTTTCAGTACAAAAGAGATAAACAGAAACTTCAAAATCAAGGTAATGGGGGTAAACAATGGAAAGCCTGTAGAACGGCTGGTTGGTGTTTCCGGCTTGATTGATGAGGTAGGTAATTATGAACTTGTGAATTCACTTTTAACAAGGGCATTCAAGAGTGGTACAGATAAAATTGTGTGCAAGTTGAGGCGCGGACTTAAAATCATCTTCTTCCGGCACTGAAAAGAATATTCATTATAAATATAACAAATATGAGAACTTGGTTTGAATCGAAAGTAACGCATGAAAAGACGTTAGAAAACGGAATGCAGAAAAAGGTAACAGAACCTTATTTACTGGAAGCCTTATCATGGACAGAAACAGAAGCACGTACCATTGAAGAATTGAAGCCGTACATATCTGGTGAATTTACCATTACCGATATAAAACGCTACAAGATTTCAGAATTATTCTTTTCGGAAGATGGTGATCGGTATTTTAAAGCAAAAATTCAATTCATCACTTTGGATGAAAAGAATGGAACGGAAAAGAAAATAAGTACATACATGCTTGCACAGGCAAATAATATAGATCAGGCACAGGAAGTAATCAAAAAAGGTATGAAAGGTACTCAAGCCAATTATGTTATTGCCGAAGTAAAAGAAACAAAAATCATGGATGTATTTCCATACAACGCTACCTGTGATGAAAAATCTGATAATTGAACGGATCAAGGTATTACAAGCCGAAAAGCAGGATTTGAAAAAAATCCCCAATGATCCAAACGAATTGGAACTAAGCAAAGACATTTCTAATCTCTTAAAAAAAGAACTTGATTCATTGATAGATGAAGGAAGCATTATCGTTGCCGGACATACCATCAATAAACTTAGAATCCTTAGTGCAAATAGAAACTTATAATAAGGCTAAACAAAAGCCATTATTTAATTAGTGAGTTATGGATAATACTGAATTGATAAAAGATAAGCTATTGAAGCTTAAAAACCTTGCAGAAAGGGGTTGTCAAGGTGAAGCCATTGCAGCACAAAGAGCATTGGAAAACATGCTGAAAAAGTATGGTTTAAGCCTAGATGATATTTGTGACGATAAGCTAGATTGGTACTGGATCAAGACAGGCAGAAGCAAAGATGTAAAAGAAATTTTATTCCAGTGCTATTTCCAAATTGTTGATAAACACGATTGCAAATATAAAGAAGTTAAGCAATATGGTGAAATTGGTTTTGAATTGACTTCTGCACAATATGCTGATTTGATGTCTCTTTTTGAATTCCATTCGAAGCAGTTCAAAAAGGAACGTGATAAACTTCTGAAAAACTTGTGTAGGGCTTACATATCTAAACATGAAATCTGGAATAAAACGGATGAACCGGATGATGAAGAAAAACCCAAGAAAGAAAAGCCTGTTGATTTAGAAGAACTTCGTTCTATCCTACTGCTGGTGAATAGCTTTGAAGATGTTACCTATCATAAACAACTAACTGAATAAGTCATGGACATAACAGAAAAAAATTGGAATGAACTGAAAAGCATGGTTTTAGAAATTCGGGGAAATGTTTCAAAGCTGGTCGATGAGGCAAGCAAAGAACTATTAACCCCGAATGAAATCTGTAAAATATTGAAGATAAGCCGGAACACTTTTCAAAACTATATTAATAGGAATGTTTTCGAGTATTCAAAAGTGGAAGGTAAAGTGTATGTGAAGCGTTCCGAAATAGAACGATTGATTGATGAAGGAAAGATTTAGATGTTTGACTTAATAACCATAGTAACACATTCCCTAGATAATGCCAAGATTGATGGCATTGTATGGCGTAACGGTTTACAAGTAAATTCAGAAGATGGTGTTATTTGCTACAGCAACAAAAAAACAAAGAATCTCATCCAGCAGAAAGGTATATACATTAATATTGAGACAAACGGGAAATTGACAATGAAAGGAAGTTTGCATAAGTACTATAATGAAACATCTGGACTTGACAGGAATAATCATAATATGTTTCTTATGTCGGAAGCCAGAAGTTCAGTAAATAGGCTTTTGTTCGATAAAGGTATAGATCAGGATGATGCGTATGTGTATGCTTATGAAATAGGACTAAATCTAAATGTAACTAAAGATTGTAGGACTTATATAAGCAAAATGAAAAGTATCGGAGCGGTAGGCAGTGAAAGATTGCTGTATGTCGATCCACTATATGTAAATCCTGCACATAAAAATGAACGGATGAAAATAACCGGATTTAAGGGTGTAAGGAAATATCACAAAGTCTATGATAAAGTATTTGAATCAATAGATAAGAAACGGAAGGTTATTCCAGATGGGAATATTTTAAGAATTGAAACGGCAATGAAACGATTAAACAAATGTCATATAGTTGATTTTTTTGATCCTGACAATTTAAAGAAGATGGTTGAAGCCTTTTTTAGAGATTGGCGTACCGTCCAATTCGATCAGGACATTATCACGCCCAAAGGAACAGGACGCGCAAAGAGGCAACTTTGTTTAGACATAATGAGTAAAGGCAAGGATGCGGTACTAATACAAGCTAAAGAACATCACGAAAAAGGTTCTTTGTCGGATTGGGAGTATAGAAATATTCGTGAATTCATTCTTTATGAATGGGATGCTATAAAGAAATCTATCACATTCATACAGAGCGATGAAGAAATGGAATTCAGGGAATTATTAAAGATAAATTATACCCTTTTGAAAAATGATGAATTCAACAATTAGCAAAAACAGCATAAAAAGCAATATATCAAATGATTAGCAAAAGATATATATATGAATTGGTACGGATTGGTAAGAAAAACATTCCGAATGTCACTATATAGTGACATGATAGTATAGGTTACTTGTCTTATACTTCCCGGAAAGGAAGTCCGGCAGGACTTAAAAAGGGAAGTCAAAAAAATAGAGTAGAAATTATTAATACAAAAACGGATGAAAATTTATTCAAGTAATCATTGTGTTTGGCAGGTATGCCAAAAGTGTGGATATGAGTTTTGCGTAAGATGCGAAGTTTTCAGATGTCCCAAATGTGGTGAAACAGTAAAATGATAATACAATGATACGAATCAACATAAAACCTTTATCGGTAAATGAAGCATGGCAAGGTAAACGGTACAAAACTGATAAATACAGAATATACCAAAATACCTTACTTTGGCTTCTTCCAAAAATAAAAATACCAGAACCACCTTATGAAATTCATTTTAGATTCGGTTTTAGCAATTCACAATCCGATTGGGATAATCCGGTAAAACTTACCCAAGATATATTAAGTAAGAAATACGGATTCAATGATAAACTGATAAGAAGGGCTATAGTAGAAACCGAAATAGTAAAGAAGGGGCAAGAATATATTGAATTTGAAATAATAACAATAAAAAGACATGAGTAACATTAACTTGAACATATTACGCGATCAAGCTTATAAGATAGCTTGTGACCACGGATTCCATGATAAGGAATTGAGTAACGAACACTTTCTTTGCCTTGTTATCAGCGAGCTGATGGAAGCGGTAGAAGCTGATAGGAAAGGGAAGCGATTTGACAAGGGAAAATATGAATATAACGAGATAACCGAATGCCAGAGATGGCTTACAGCAGAAGAAAAATTTATCAATGTTTTTAATCGATGTATCAAAGACTCTGTTGAAGACGAACTTGCCGATGCCGTTATCCGCTTGTTTGACTTGGCAGGGATGCGGGATATTTCACTTGAACTCGCAACTAAAGATATAGCTGATTGCATAGATGATTTGGCTGAATCATGTAAAGACGAAACATTTACAGAGTCTATATATGCTATATCAACACTTGTGTCGAGATATGATGGCTTATATGATTTTCCTACTGCCATTAGCGATATGGTGATGTCTATTTTCGGATTAGCAAAGTATCTTGACATTGATCTACTTTGGCATATTGAGCAGAAGATGAAGTATAACCAGTTCCGTGAGAAGATGCACGGAAAGAAGTATTAACCCTCAATTCTAAAAAAACATGAAAAGAAAAAATGGTAAAATAGTTGAGGCTACAGACAAAGAGTTGCTCGGATTGTATAAAGGGGCTGTCCGCCGCGCTTATCGGTCATTTACAGAGTTCCAACTAGCCTTTATGATGGATGGGGGAACAATTATAGAAGAAAAAAAAGATAAACAATAAATTTATAACACATGGAAACAAAAAAAATAATTATCAAAACAGAGAGTATTGATCGCTTTTTCAAAGAGTATAGCAATATTAGTTTGAATGAGGTACGATCTATTTACCATCTTATGCAAGACGAAATAATCATCAAGCAGCCAGGGAATATTAGTATAGGCAATAATATTGAATTTCATTTGGAAGGAAAAGGAAATGAAGGAAGATTTGATATTGAGCATGTGTATTTGTATGAAGTGTCTAAGTATGATGATATATCGTATAAATTAGTCCTAAAAGATTTCAAAGTAACCCGAATCTAAGAATATGAAACAAATTACTGCATTCATGTATTTAGCTGCCGCAATTGCGGTTATGGCTTTCCTGTATTTAACGACCTTTTATAATCCTACGGATATGCAGGTCAAAGTGAATTTAGTTGATAAGATAGAAAAAACATCTGGAGATAAAAGCGGTTTCAATACCGAAATATACTATCTGGTATATTCTGATAAAGGAACTTTCCGTATCAGTATCAGTGGATTATTGGCTCACCCAGATTTTGCCGGAAAAATAAAAAAGGATTCAACCTACACGATTAGAGTGTGTGGAATTGAACTTTCACATTTAGGAATATACAGAAACGTAATAGAAATAAAGTGATAGAATTATGATAGAATTAAAGCAAATCACAAAAACGTTTGGTGATGGGAGAGCAGGATACGAAGTAACCATCGACAGGAAATATACTGTAAAAGAATTTATCAACGAAGTAATTTCTAACAAAAATGAATGGGGATACATCGGCATCAAAAGGGATCGTGCATTCACTATTTTAGGTGATCCTAATTGTGAATATAAACTAGGTGAATTATTATCAAATCTTCCAGATGATTATCTTGATAAAGAAATATCCTTTGTTTATGCAAGTGGTGGGTGGAGTAGAATGGATTATTTAATAACGACAATATAAATCTACCAATATGATATACTACTTTACCCCTTTTGATTGCAATAAGAACATTGGCAGATCACATAACCGACATTGCGAGATAGTGCCAAATGCAGAAGATTGGATTTGTATAACTGATTCAGATGTGCTTTTTCTTCTGCCGGAAACAAAAAAGCAGATAGAAGATATTATTTGTAAACATGGGAAAGATTATCAAGTGTTTGGATGTCTAACCAACAGGATAGCATCACCTCATCAATTATGGAATAACTTCACAGATGAAGCAGACATTATGTACCATAAGCTTCAAGCAAAAATTGCTTATATTCATAAATATGATGAGGTGAAAGAAACAACGATCAATGTTGCCGGATTCTTGATGATCTTCCAAAAGAAAACATGGAAAAAACACCAATTTTCAGATAATAGCATCCGATTTGATTCGGAATTCACCGACAAAGTAAAAGCCGATGGTGGAAAATTAGCAATCATGCAAGGTGTGTATGTGTTCCATGATTATCGTTTAGGGCATGAGAACCCGATGTATTATATTGACCACTTAAAGTAATAGAAATGAAAAAGAAAGCAGTGGACTATAAGAAATATAAGAAGCAAAAGATAGACACCTATGTTTCAGTTGAAGATGTTTCCCGGTTGAGGTTGATATGTGAGAAGTACGGCTTCAATAGTATTTACCAGCTTCTTCAATACTTGGTTCATTGCTTCCTTCGTGTAGCTGATCCGGTAAATGATCCTATAGATGAACCCATGCCAATAGAGATAGAAGAAATGTTTACTGACAATGCAGAATGGGAGAAGCGTAAACCTTCTAAAGGCAATCATAACGGCATGAATATAAGACAAAAACCAGATCAAAGAAAAATAAAAACGCCAGATGATATATAAAGCGAATATTAAGCCGCTACAGGCTTTTTCAAACTGTAACAGTATAGATATTAGAAAGTAAATAAAAGTGCCGTAAATCGGAAAATAAATAAAAATAAGAAATGAATAAACAATAGAGATAGGAAAAAAGTATTCTTAACTCTTAAAAAATAGGCTATGACTAAAGATGCAAACTATATTAAGCTGATTAATACAGCGCGTTGGAAACGGTTGAGGCTAAAGAAGCTACAAGCCCAACCATTATGTGAGTGCTGCAAAGGTAAGGATAAGATCACACCAGCTACGGAAGTCCATCATGTTACACCTGTTGAATCCGTTACCACTATTGAACAAATGGAAATACTTATGTTCGATTATAATAACCTTATGTCGGTGTGTTCAAAATGTCACAATGAAATTCACGCTGAAATGTTTTCCCATACAAAGGATAATATAAAGAAAGCTAATAAGAAACGAACCCAAAGGTTCATTGATAACTATTTATAAATTACATCTATGATTACCGAAAAGATAATAGAAGATATCATTCACTCACTTGGATCAGATCAACGTCAAGTAAAAATTGCAATAGAACAATGCCGGGCAAAAGGTGTGCTTACAAGGTATGAAGTACACCAACTAGAGCGCCAAGGATTACCAGTATCAAAAGTACTAAGAACCATACTAAATAAACAACCAACAGGAAGTGTAAATATTGTTTTGGATGGAAATCATGTTACATACGATGATCTCATGTGTATAATCGGAATAATAGCACAAGATATAAAAACGCAAATACATTTCAGGTAACAGGGCTGTAGCCCCCATTATCAACCACTTTTATTGATGGCAGTTCGGCAACGGATTGCCATTTTTTACATCCGAAGCCTAAATGTTAAAATTTAATCAAAAGAATGTTAAAAAAGGAGCCGGGGTAGCCATTTTTTGAAGCCCCCCTATCATGCTGGAAACCCACCCCTACCCCTTTCTTCATGCGTGAAAAAAAATATTTCTGGGGGGGTATGATTTTTACCCGCAAAAAACACGAATAATCCCATATAGTAAATGACAGCCGAATATGGAAGATAAAAAAATAGTAAAAAAATCAACTTTAATAACACGGATAAAAAAAATACTCAAAGATAGAGGTGATTATTTCCCTGGGTTGGATTTCATGATTGAAATCACAGCAGGAAACTTGTATGCCTATTATCTCATAATGAAAGATGTTGAAAATCTAACTTCAACTGAAATCACTGAAAAGACAAGGGAAGGACATGATAAAAAAAGAACTAATCCAGCTATTAGAGAACTAAGAGATCAGTCCGAAATGGCTCGAAGATGTTTAAGGGAATTGAGATTAACAATTGCAACGGTTGAAGGTGTAAGCGATGATGAGGTAACAGATATTATCAACGAAGTAAACGCGGTGACATGAATATAGACAAACAAGAATTGCGAGAATTAAAAATCAAAGTATCAAATGAATTAAGAGAGATTGATATTCTATCTTTCGGATTAAAGAATACGGATGAACGTTTGAATATTTATGCATTTTCAGTTATCAGTACCCCAGAAGCGCATAATCTATATGAACAATTGGCGTTAAAAAGATTCTTTGATTTTCTTCACAAGTATGAGTTTAGAGCTACACCTGTAAAAAAATTTATCACACTTTATGAAAAACTAAAATTTCCGGGAAAGAAAGGATTAAGCAGATATAAACTTACGCCTGTACAAGTTTTCCAATTTTCAAATATTTATGGCTTTTATAAAAAGACAGGGAAACGATTAACTAGGGATGCCCTATTGCTTGTACCGCGCAAATTTTCAAAAACGACATCGGCTGCATCCATATCAATAGAAGATTTATTGTTTGGAGATAATAACGCGCAGGCTTATGTAGCTGCAAACAGTTATGATCAGGCAAAAATATGTTTTGATGTTATTCGAAGCGTTTTAAAAGCGCACGATAAAAGGCTGAGGCACTTTAAGATAAACAGAGAAACAGTAACAAATTTGCGTCCGGGAAGAACGTCATTTGCCCGGTGTTTGGCTTCCGATCCGGATACGCTGGACGGATTGAATGCCAGTACCGTTATCGTAGATGAATATTCACAAGCAGACAGCGCAGCCCTAAAGAATGTACTGACTTCCTCTATGGGGGTACGTGAAAATCCGCTTACTGTCATTATCACAACGGCTTCTGAAAAATTGAATAGCCCGTTTGTTGAGTTACTAAATTCATATAAAGGAATTTTGACCGGAATGCTTGAAAACGATTCTGTTTTTGCACACATATTTGAACCAGATGTGGATGATGCAGAAGATGATCCTGCAACATGGAGAAAGGTGCAGCCACATTGGGGAATAACAGTCGAGTTAGACTATTATGAAGAAGAATATAAGAAAGCACTACTAACAAGTGATGGAATGCTGACTTTCAGAACAAAGCTGCTAAATATATTCACACAAAACACAGCTAAAGTTTGGTTCACCCAAGATGAAATATCAGCACTGGCTAAAAATATCAATATAGATAATTTGGATAAACGGTATGAATGCATGGTTGCAGTGGATTTATCCGTTTTCGATGATTTTTCAACTGTCACCTATAATATCTACAATTCTGATACAAGAACATTCCATTCTCATAATGATTTCTACTTGCCAGAAGCAACACTTGAAGTGCATCCAAACAAAGAACTATACAAAAAATGGCAAAAGGATGGACATCTGAAAGTTTTGCCGGGCAATGTGATAGACTACAGGCATATTACCAATGACATTCTAAAAAGAAACGAAAGGCTTTTGATTTTGGGCATTGGTTATGATCCCTACAAATCTATTGAATTCGTCAATATTCTTTCTGCTGCCGGGGCAAAGAACGTGATCCAGCCAGTCAAGCAGACTTATGGAACATTCACTTCACCTGTAGAATCTTTCGAACTGGCTGCAAAAACTGGAAAAATATCATTCAACCAAAATCCTATCGTTTGGTACTGCTTTGGAAATGCAATGATGGATGAGGATAGGCTGGGGAACAAGAAACCAATCAAACGAAGTGCAAATGAAAAGATTGATGCAACAATAACAAATTTAATGACTTTTCACCTATTTAATAATTATGTAAGATGAACTGGAAATTTTGGAAAAGAGATAAAGAAGAACCCAAACAAAGAGGTTATTTTGATTTGGTAAATGCACCTGATGCAAATGTTACAACATGGGAATTTGAACAACTTGTTTCCGGTGCAAGTCCTACTTTGGCAATGAAAATAGCCACAGTTTACCGATGTGTAGATATACTTTCAAGTACAATTGCATCCTTGCCATTGGAACTTAAAGTAAAAAGGAACGGTGTTTTTGAAGTAAAAGATACTGGGACACTTGCGTACCTACTAACCTGCCAATCAAATGAAAGGCAAACTTCATACGAACTTATTCAAAATGCCATTATCCAAATGGTGATGGATGGCAATGCTTATATTTTACCCAGGTATAAGTTTGGTGAAATAGATAGTTTAGTTTTACTATCACCCCACACTACGACATACGACAAAGAACAAAACTTATATACCGTCAATGACTTCACCAATGCCGTATTTGATGTGTTTGATGCAGATGAAATAATTCATTTGCGTAACATAACTCTGGATGGTGGTTATACCGGGGTAAGTACAATCGCCTATGCAGCCAAATGCTTGAATATATCAGCCAATGCCGATGAAAGAACATCGGATTCTTTCAAACCAGGTAATACAATGAAGGGGTTTATTTCCGGTGATGGCGATGCCGGGGTTCGTGGCTTTGGCGAATTACAAGACAATCAGTTGAAAGCTATAACGGATCGGGTTGAGGCTGAAATAAATAGTGGAAAGAACATCTTCCATATTCCCGGACAATCAAAATTCAACCAAATATCTATTTCACCAACGGATTTGCAATTGCTAGATACAAGAAAGTTTGGTGTGTTAGAAATTTGTAGATTTTTCGGTGTACACCCAGATAAAGTATTTGCCGGACAAAGCCAGAATTATAAAGCATCGGAAATGAGTAATGTTTCTTTCCTAAGTGATACCCTGATGCCTAAACTAAGGAAAATTGAAACTTCATTTACTGCAAAGCTGGTAGGAAAAAATCTTTTTTCTAAGATGAAGATTGAATTCGACATTGAACCAATCTATCAAACCGATCTTGCAACTATGGGAAATTACATCGAAAAAACAGTTCAAAACGGTGTTTACACCCCTAACTATTGGAGAGCAAAAAAGAACCAGCAACCGAAAGAAGGTGGGGATCAGCTTTTCATTTCCTGCAACGTAGCCCCGGTAAATTCAATGAAAATAAAAGGGGAAAAAGAAAATTTACCCCCAAAAACAGATGATAATACTAATAAATAAAAAGTCTTGTATGGAAATCAGAAGTTTTTATGAAGAAAGGGCTATGCCTGTAATAGTTGATGAACGAACAATAGAAGGATATTCAACTGTATTTAATAAAGAAAGCCGCATAATGTTTGATCCGCAAAGAAAACGATTTTTTATAGAGATCATAAGGAGTTCGGCTGTTAGTGAATCTGATTTTAAAAATTGGGATATAAAAGCACTTATGGAACATGACAAAGCACGTTTGCTTGCCAGAAGTTTTAACGGTTCAGGAACATTACAATTGTCGATAGATGATTATGGTGTAAAATACCGCTTTGAAGCACCTGAAACGACAGAAGGTAACAACGCATTAGTACAGGTAAAAAGACGTGATATTTTCGGTTCTTCATTTGCTTATACCGCCAATGAAAAAGACAATGTAACATATACAAAACGTTCTGACGGTTTGCTAATTCGTGAGGTGCAGAAGTTTGATCGAATGTTTGATGTTTCATTAGTGACTGATCCAGCATATTTCGGAACTGATGTAAATGTTCGTAGTCTGGATTCTTATTTTGAAGAATTACCAGATGAATCCTATAAAAAAGAAGTCGAGAGTTTAAGAAGTCTTATCAATTAATAATCAAGATTATGTATTCAAGAAAAGAAAAAAAACAGTGGCGGTCACGTATCGCTGAAATTAATCTTCGTTTTGAAGAAATGGCTACAGCCATAGAAACGGAAAAGAGAGCATTAACCCCGGAAGAAGTAGAAGAAAGGAATGCGCTTGTGCAAGAAAAAGAAATCCTTCAACTTCGTTTGGAACGTTCTGAACACAATCCGGTATCACAGCAAGAAGTTTCCCAAGAACGCGCTTTTGCACAAACTATTGCTGCAATGCATGGTAAATGTGAAATGCCGGAAGAATGCCGTTCCCTTGTTAATGGTACGGACATGGATATTCCCATCAACCGGGATATTCAAGATACGGCATCGGCTGCAAACGTCATTCCATTAACCATAGGCGATATTATCCAGCCACTTGAAAAGGGTTTAATCCTTAGCAAAGTAGGGATGAAGATGCAGTACGGTATGGTAGGTGCATGGCAATTCCCTATTGTTGCAGGTGTAGAAGCAACAATTGAAGATGAAAACGTAGAGGTAAACGACACGAAAATAGACATCGGCAAAATCAGTCCTTCTCCTAAGCGCGTAACAATTTCCATTCCTGTATCCAACCGTGCCATAGACCAAAGCAACGGGGCTTTATTGGAAATTGTAAGAACACAATTACCAATGTCGGTATCCCGTGTATTGAACAAATGGATGTTTAGTCCTACCAGAATCACATCCAAAGCTTCTGATGGCTGTTTTGTGAATCCGAAAACGAAAATCAATGCCACAGGAAATGCATGGAAAGATGCTATTACATTGAAAGGAAAAGTAATGGCTACTGGTGTAATTTTCGATGGCACTCCGGCTTATGTGTGCTCTGCAACAAAATACGCAGAACTGGAATCTACACCGCGTGATACCGGATCAGGTTTGATGGTAATCGAAAACGGAAAAATTAATGGTTTCCCCGTATTTATGACAGAATACATCGGTGAAGGAATCCTTGGTTTTGGAGTATTCAGTTATGAATTGGTTGGTCAATTCGGCAAAATGCGTATGACATACGATCCGTACACAGGTGCAAAGAAAAACCTTGTGTACTTCGTTTTCAATTCGGATTATGATATGCTTACCCTCAGATCGGAAGCATTTGGAACGCTAAAGGATAAACCAACCACATAATTTACAGAAAGATATGGCTAAATATACCAAAGTAGAAGATTTGCAAAAACAGCTTGAAATTGACTATATGGAAGCTAAGGATGAAAAGTTTCTAGGGTTATTACTCGATGCAAGTGAAAGCAGAATAGAAAAGGAAATTAATCAACCCCTTTCTGAATTTGTCGATAATAAAGGCGTACTTGATTCTGCTTTGGTATCTGCTATATTGATCTTTGCTGCCACACTTCATGCTAACCGTGAAGCCGTAGCATACGCTAATGTGCAACCAGTGCCATATACATTACATTTTCTACTTCAACCTTTTAGAAAATACACATGAGGGCAGGACTATTAACAGAAACCATTCACATTCTGGAATTGAAAAAAACGATTTCTGAAAGTGGTGCAGAAAAAAGGGAATATGTGGAAACGCATAAAATTAAAGCCAACCGCAAAAAAATCTCTGCATTAGTTGGTGATGGTGTGAATGCTAATGAAGAATTTATTTCTAATACATTAGTTTTCCAAGTTCGAAAATATTCCTTCCTAAATGAAAATATCCGTATTAAATATGGGAATCACATGTATAAAGTTATACTGATTGATCCACAAAGTGATAACAGCTATTTAATAACATGTTCCAAAGTAAATGAGTAAGTTTTTTGAAATAAAGCAAATAGATCGTGAAGCCGTTAATTATCTGGTTCGAAATCTTGAAGATTTTGAAAAGGATAAAGCAGTTAAAGCTGGTTTAAGTGCAGCCGGAAATGTCTTCAAGGCTGGTGGTGCAAGTCGGTTAAAAGAAAGAATGAAAAGTGGAAGTGGTGGTATTACTGGTAATTTGCTTAGAAGTATTATCGTCCGCCCAAAGAAGAGTAAGCCCGGTGTGCTTATTGGATTCAAACAAGGTAAGGGCGGTGGATCACATGCAAACTGGATTGATAGAGGTACAAATGAGAGGTTTTATACAACAAAAACAGGGAAACGTAAATCTATCGGGCGTGTAATTGGTAATACCTTTTGGACTGATACAGAATCACAGGATTATCCACAAGCAATGAATAAACTTTACATGGGTATTGAAAAAGCTGTCAACCGGATAAACAACAGACAATGAGTGCAGAAAGTAAATTTAAGATAACAACGAAAATAAGGACTGCTTTACTGGCTAAATCTGAAATATCAGATATGGTTGGTGAACGGGTTTTTCCAGTTGTAGCACCTAAAGATACAATAGGGGATTTTATCATATACCAACGGGATGAGTACTCAAAGGATTATACCAAGATGGGGATTTCTGGACAATCATGCCGGGTATATGTAACTGCCATTTCTGATGATTACGATAGGTCACAGGAATTAGCATACCAAATTAATGAAAGCCTTGAAGGGGTTCATCCTGATCTAAACATGGAAGTAAAGCTTGTGGATTCCACCGAAGATTTCGGAGATAATAAATATATACAAGTCTTATTATTTGATATTAAATAACTAAAAAAGAAGATTATGACACCAATCAAACATGATTCAAATGCTGATATATTTAGAGGTCAGCTATTTCTTTTTGTAGGGGAAAACCCTATTGCATACGGTACGAATGCAACAATGAACACTACCACCGAAGAAGTTGATACTACAAACAAAATGATGTCTGGGGGATGGAAAGGTTCATCGCCTGGACAAAAAAGCTATGCCATAACAAGTGAATCTCTAATTACCCGGAAAGAAGGTCAACTTAGTTATGATACATTGTTGGACAAGCAGATTAATGATGAAACACTGGAATTCTTCTTTGGAGAAGCAAAGGTGACAGAACAAACCAATGTAGGTGGAAAATTTGAATTGGACAAAACAAAGAAGTATTACACCGGGCAGGTTATGATCACTTCTCTTGATCTAACATCGGAAGTGAACGGGATTGCCAATTGTAGTGTTTCTTTATCAGGGATTGGAGCATTAGTACCGGGTCCCCCACCTCCAACCACCTAAACATTTATTTCAAGCTTTAGGAAAGAACCTATTCTATTATGGGATAGGTTCTTTTTTACCCCCAAAAATCTCAAATAATAGCATTAAATAAAAGGTTTAATGTATGAGATTAACAATAAGGGCTATCATTAAATGGGAACAATTGAACCAAAAACCATTTTCATCCCTGAACTATAGTGATGAAAATGATATTGTATCCCTTTTTTATGTGTGTAGGTTGCCAGATGAGGCAGATGTTTCTTTATCTGAATTCAAGAAGGATTTAACAGAAGCTTCTCTTGAAGAAATGATTAAAAAAATTGAGAAACAAATGCTTATTGATTCTCAATTTCAACCTATTTCAAAAAAGGGAATCGAAGAATCCCAAAATTCCGATCCCGTTTATATCAAAGATTTAGTTCCTATGCTAGTGATGAATGGACTTGATGTTCATTTTGCACTTGATGAAATGGGATTGTTTGATATACCAATATACCTAAAAGCATACGATCAAAAAATAAGACATAACCTTGAATCATCCAGGTTGTGGACTTTTATACAAGTGTTGCCACATCTTTCCAAAAACATAAAGTCCCCACAAGATTTATATCCTTTCAGTTGGGAAATCGAAGAACAAAAAGAGAAAACTAAAGAAGATACGGAAAAAGGCATGTCCGTTTTTGAAGCATTTATGAATTCCGGTAAACAAACACTATAAACATGGCAAAAAAATTATCATTCAGCATAGCAGTCAACCTTCTTACTGAAAATTTCAAAAAGGGGACAAATACGGTAAAGAACTCTTTACGGTCCATCCAGATGCAAATAATCACTTTTGCGGCAGCACTTGGTGTTGGTGCTCTAGGATTGTCAGGGTTAGTAACCAGATTCAAAGATGTTGCAAGAGAAACAAGTCGGGTGCTTACTGCATTGAAAAATGTATCAAACGGGACAAAGGGATTTGCTGATAATCTCCGTTTTGTTAATGCTCTAGCTAAAAAGTACGGAATGGAAGTTAATACCTTAACCGGAAACTTTGCCAGCTTTACCGCATCGGCAACCAAAGCCAATATGCCAATGGATCAGCAACGGAAAATATTTGAATCCCTATCAAGGGCATCCGCAGCTTTTTCTCTTTCTGCACAACAAACAGACGGTGTATTCCTTGCCTTATCCCAGATGATGGGTAAAGGAAAGATCAGTATGGAAGAATTGCGCAAACAAATGGGTGAAAAGTTACCTATTGCGGTTCAAGCTATGGCTAAAGCCCTTGGGGTATCCATTTCACAAATGGAAAAACTCATAGGGAAAGGTAAAGTTATGAGTGCCGATGTACTTCCAAAGTTTGCAGATGCTCTGAATGAAATGATCCCGAATGTGGATACTGATAATTTGGAATCTTCATTAAACAGGTTAAGTAATACTTTCGGTGATATAGTTAATGCTTCCGGGTTCCAGAATAAATACAAAGCCCTTATTGATGGATTGACTTCACTTCTGGAAGCGGCAAGTAAAAATATTCAAAATATTATTATCGGAATAGTTGCTGCCATCGGTTTTGTTGTTACTAATGGGTTAGCAAAAATATATAGGGGATATGCAACCACAGGCAAGCAAATAATAGCAAATGAAGAACTAACAAGTAGGAAGATGAGGCTTGCTGTACAAGATTACGTTGCAGCTAAGAAAAGGTTATCTGATTTGGAATTGCAACATGCACAAGCTAATGCTCAAAAACAAATTGCCTTAGCCAGAAGGATAGAAGAAACCAAACTACAAGTACAAGGTAAAGCATCCGCCGCAAGAATGGCTATAGCTGATCGTGTGGCAGCACACGAAGCAGCTGCAAATGTAAAAGCCTATGGAAAATTCGGAACGATTGGTGCAATGGTTATAGGTACTGCAAAGAAAATTGGTACTGCATTAAAAACCATGTGGAATACATTTGCCCCTGCCATTATTGTTTCTGCTATTATTGCCGTTGTAGGGCATTTCAAGAATATATATGATGAGGCTAAAAGGATTAAAAATATATTTTCCGAGTATAAAACAGGAGCAAAGGACTTATCGAATACTAAAGAAATAACACAATTGAAAGAACTTCAAAAGATGACTAATAACATAAATGCATCTTATGAAGATCGGAAAACAGCTATAGATATAATCAATAAAAAATTAGAGACAAACTATAGCATAGATAAAGATAGCCTAAAAATAAATGGTGATATAAATGCAAAAATAGCTGAACGAATTAAGCTATTGGAAGCACAAGCAAAAGTTGATTATTATTCAGAAGAAAAGGTAAAAGCAGAAGATAATCTGAAAAAAATATACAGAAAAAGCGGTGGTGAATCAGCCTTTAACCAAAAGTATTTAGATGCTTATCGAAAAAATGATGAAGCCGTATTTGGACACATTGGCTTTGATGAAATATCAAGAGAAATGGAAGAAACGGTTCAGCTTAGAAAAGTAATAGCTGATGCCGAAAAAGAAATGGTTGATGCGTTGAATTATGTAGAGAAACACGAAAATAAATCCACCACACCAACTACCACAGGTGATGATCCAGATGATAAAGCCCTTCGTGCTGCTGAAAAACGTCTGGAAGCATTGAGAAAACTTGATGAAGAAGATCGGAAACGCCAAATAGATAAGCAGAAGTTTGATTTGGATTTACAACAAAAGACTATTGATCTGCTGGATGATAGTTTTGAAAAGCGAACAAAACAAACGTTGTTGAACCTTGAAAAAGAAAAGCTAGAGATAGCCGAAAAAGAAAACGATCTCCTAAAACAGCAACAAGAATACCTTAAAATCAAATATGAGAGTGAGCACGGCACAGCTAAAGGGTTTGAAGCCGATTATAAGAATAAAAAGTCCGATGAACTTCAGAATATTCTGCCGGAAGGTTTGCGACCATCTGATATTGCCAATAAGGTAATGTTAATGACAGAAGCAGCACAAGCAGCACAAAAAAAAGGGCTGCTCGATATCAACAAGGATTTATCCCTTATGCTTCGTGAACAGGAAGTAATGTTTGCGTCCGATTTGGAACGAAAACTTGCAGAATTGGATGCATATTATGATGCAGAGCGAAAAAAACATGAAACAAATAAAGAATGGATTGATTTAGTCGAATCAAATCGGAAAAGGGAAAAACTGGAAGCCACCACCGACGACCGAATTCAAAAGCTGGATTTCAGTGAGCAATTAGAAAATGAGCGTACTGCCGGGCTTGAATCCATCGGTATGACAGAACTTGTAGAAGAAAAGAAACTTGAAACTACACGAAAGTACCTACAGTTACGAATTGAAGCCCTGCAAGAATTGGCTGATGCCGGTAATGAAGATGCCAAAAACCAAATTAAACTATATCAGGAATCACTTAAAAAATTGGATACTGCAAAACCTGCCAAAAGCCTTAAAGCATTAGCGGATAAAGCCATATTTGATCGAATAAAGAAAGGATTTATAGCAGTTGGCGATTCGTCAAAAGATGCAGGTGAATTAGCAGAAGATGCAGAAGAAAAAACAACCAGCCTGTTAAGTTCCATATCTCAAAAAGCCGGACTAGTGGCAAATATTACATCTGATCTACAATCAATGTTCGGTGGAATGGATGAGGGACTTGATGAGGCGTTAAGTGCCGTTGGAAACATTGCACAAGGTTTTGCTACTGGTGGCATCGTTGGTGGTGCTATGGCTGTGATCGGTGAAGGGATGAAGCTTTTCAGCAAAGCATCAGAAGCAGCCGCCCGACACCAAAAAGCATTGAAAGAAATCGAAGATGCCCGGCTTGCATCACAACGAGCCTATAACCTTCTTCTTCTGGAACAAAACCTTTTGCTAAAAGAAGCCGTAAGCATATTTGGAGAAAAGCAAATCACACGTGCAGCCAATGCCATAAACAATTATCGGGATAGCATAGAACAACTACAAAAGGATTTGCAGGGTAGTTTTAAGCCGGATAAAGCCTATGAGCAATACCTTGAAAAAGGGGCTTCATCTGGTGGTTTTATGGGTGCATATTTCGGCATACAATTAAATGATTACCGAAAACAAGTTGAAAACTACAATAAAGGGATTGCTGAATTAGGAAAACAACAGATAGTTACTGGACATAAGAAAACCGGATTATTTGGCTGGGGTAAAGGTAAAGATTTGTATAGTAATATCCTTGACATTCCAGAATACAAGAATTTAATCAAGGATGGGAAACTGGATATTGATATGGCAAACGTCATACTTGATACCCGGAAAATGAGTGATGAAACAAGGAACTATATTCAAAACCTTATTGATCTACAGGAACATGCCGAAGCAGCCCAAGAAGAACTAAGAAACTATTTACAAAATACATTCGGTGCGCTAGGTGATGATATGATGACATCCTTAGAAAATGCCATCAAAGATAGAGGTGTTAATGCATGGGAAGAATTTGGAAAAGCCGGGGCAAAGGTGATAGAAGAATTAGGGAAGCAAATAGCCTATGAACTATTTTTTGCTAAAAGATTTCAGGATTTACAAAATCAATTGGAAACAGTATATGGAAGTGGAAAAGAACCTGATGAAGTTGCACGTGAAGCAATGGGGTTGGTAGGAAATTTCTATCAAAACATCGGTTCACAAATGGAGTTAGCGCAAGGCTTCATGGAAAATTGGCAAAAAGAAGCTGAAAAATACGGAATGAATCTTTGGCAATCTGAGAACGATAAACACACACAAAGTTCATCCAAAGGTTATTCCGTATCAATGGATCAAGATACTGGTGGCGCAATTCTTGGACGTATTACAGGCGTATACGAATCTATTCTTGCTATAAAATCAATGATGAGCGGAATAAATTTTGATTATACAAAATACCTGACACAATCAATCATTATTGGTGATGAATTAAAAAAGCATACCGCAATATTCTATGAAATGCAACAAATGCAGATGAAGTCGTACCGTATTAGCGAAGAAATTAATGAAGGTATAACGTCCTTACAGGAGATTAAAGGTGATATTTCAGCAATAAGTAAAAACACAAAAGGTTTAGCCCCCAAATAGATTTTACCCCCAAAAGACAAAGATAATGCTAATAAATAAAAAGGCTGTAGTATGAACAACACTGGAATAGCATTTATTAACGGCAAAGATATATACACAACTTATGGTGCATCACTTATTGGTTCATCGTTTGAAAACTTGATCTGCCGTCCTGATCGCAAGGAAGGGGCTGAGAATAATATGATAAGCCATCCAGGAGTACAAGTATTTAGTGACAATCCACAGCCGGAAGCTATGGAAATAGAACTTACATTTTTAATCGAAGGTAATTCATTGGCTGATTATCTTCAAAAATATGATGCACTACAAGATGAGATTGACAACAACGAAGGAGATGGTAATTTTTCACTTCGTGTCATTCCTTTGAAGAAAAACTTTAAACTAAGAAGAAAAAGCTACATGCCATTAAATACGATCATCCCCAAAACGGGAAAACTAATAGTAACAGTTAGAGAATTAAATCCAAAAGACAGGGGATAATGATTAAGCTAGGATTAACAGATTACACACCGGAAGATAAGCTTATCCAGATCAGAGACAAGGATAAGAATATTAAAGCACTTTATTCCATTGGAAAAGATGATGTCAATAAACATCTTCTGATGGATGAACATTATATTCAAATCTCTTTTGAATTGAATAAATACGCTGCTTTTAAAAGGTCTGATTATATTGAGTTTAAAGGAGAGAAATACACACTAAGGGAAGATTATACGCCTATTCAAGAAAACAAAAGAAAGTATAAATATACCCTGTTGTTTGAAGCGAAAGAAATGTTCTTTCAGGATATCGAATTTTACTATCTCAATCAGAATTTGAAAGAAGCCACTTGGAGTATAACCACAAATCCAGCAACGATTTTTCAATTAGCTGTAGACAACATTAACCGTTATTTTGGGACAAATAGATATAATGTCGGAACAATTGAACCTACAGAAACCAAGCTTCTACAATTTGATAAAACAAAAGTGTTTGATGGGCTAACCCAGACAGCAAAGGAACATAATGCAGAATGGTATCTGACAGGTTACACACTTCACCTTGTAAAAAAGGTTTCATTTGGTTCAGAAATTCCTTTCGAAACAGATGTTTCCATTACTAAAATGAGTCGTGAAAAGGGAGAAGGGGAAAAACCATTTACCCGAATATTGGCTCTTGGTTCTACAAAAAATCTTCCTGCAAATTACAGGGAGACATCCCCAGGTGAAGCAGTTGATGCAATCTATCAAAAAAGATTACGGATACCAGCAGAATATGGTGATGTGATAGATGCATATCCTGAAATGTTGCCGGAAGAAGTTACAGAAGGGACAAAAATATTTGATGATATTTTCCCAAAACGTATAGGTGAAATATCTGATGTGCATACTGTGGAATATACGGATACAAATAAAGACACAGGTGAAGTAACACAGTGGAAAGCATACAGATACAAAGATGAAAGTTTGAAATTCAAAGAAGAATACCTTCTTCCTGATGTTGAGTTGAGGATTATATTTCAATCTGGATATTTGAATGGGCTTGATTTTGCTGTAAAATTTAATCCTGACAATATTCCAGAAGATGATCCGAATGCACAAGTATTTGAAATATACCGAAATGATAAACATGGTTCACTTCTGCCTAATGAATTAATGTATCCTGAAAATGGGAATAAATACATTTTATATGGATTCAATATTGATCTTGTGGGTAATCAGTATGTGCCAGAAGCAGAAATTGAACTATATGAAAAGGCAATAGAGTATCAAAAAGGATTATTAAAAGACAAATCTGTATTTGAATGTCCAACGATAATTAAGCATTTCCATGATAATGAAATGGATTTAGAAATTGGACAAAGAGTAAGGCTTGTACATGAACAATTTGAAGGTGGAAAACGATCTTCACGTGTACAGGGATTTGAAAAAAATCTACTAAATCCTTATGAAGCAATTTATACCATAGGTGATAATGCTGTTTATTCCCGACTTTCAGAAATAGAGAATAATATTAAAGAGTTGCAAGTGTCAGGTATTACCACCACGGGCGGGAGTGGCTCTATTTATCTCATAAAGCAGTTTGATGATACACCACCAACGGATTTTAACGCCTATTCTGCAAAAGCTACAAATGCAAGGTTACTAAGCCGTTTACATGATGACCGGGCACAAGGTTCAATCACATTTGATAAAAATATTGGTTCCACATTATTTGCAGAAGGTTACGAATGGGGAAACGGATGGAACGTCAATAATGAAGGTGTAGGATGGTTTAATGAATTAAAAGTTCGGGATAACGTTTATATCGGCAAAATGTCCGGTTCTCCTTCATCTGCTTCTGGCATGATGGGTTACGGTACTATACTGGATATGCAAAAAGCGTCTGGGGAATTTGATTATCTCCTTGCCCGTAAAGAGTTCCGTGTTAACACAATGGTCGTAAATGAGACGCTGGGACTGAATGGCAATCGTTTTATTTCCGATTTCAATAAGATTGAATCTGTTCAAGAACTTTCGGATCGTTACCGTTGTAAGATTGATAAAATCGAAGGAATGATGTACATGAATATACGAGGTGACGATCTTATTCGTTGTCAGCAGTTCTCAGGTCTATCATCCCATTATTATTATGGAGAGGTATTAGGAGTTACAGAAGATTATTTCGATCTTAGAAAGCCTCTTTTAGATGGCTATTCCGTACCGATGGCTGGTGATACGGTATTTCGTGCTGGTCACGATACCGATCCAAACCGACAGGGTGTAATCTATTTAGCAACATCGGATACAAACGCGCCTTATATAGACGTATTAGATGGTCTGAATTCCCCTGATATGACTGATAAAACAAAGGTTCGTATTGGTAACGTATCCGGGATAACATCAAAGTATAGAGGTAATTTAGGACAGTTGGGTTATCATCATGGTATTTACATCAAGGGCGGTATCTTCGAAGAATGTGATATCTACCTGGAAGATGGAACAACAATTTACCAATCATTCCAGATTATAAACGGGAAGTTAGAAAGTGAAATATCATCTATCAGGGACGCGATCAACGATAACGGAAACAATATCCTATCCAATCCGACTTGGACAGCAGGACTGGATAAATGGGACTATACTCAGGATATCAATTTATTCTCTGCAACAAATGGGTGGCTGTGGTTTAATGCGGCTTTCTTTTCTGATAAAAAGAGTTCAGTTGAGCTGATCCGAGACAGTGCATCCCACGTTCTGCGTATGTATAAAAGCGGTATCACACAGGTTAATGGAAACCTGCAAAGCCGGGAATCTGGTACATACGTGATGCGTATCCGATACAAGGCTATAACAGCCGGAACATTGACCTATGGATTCTCCGGGAAAGAACTTTATAAGTCAACCCTGGTAACAGCCACAACAGACTATCAGGAAGAAACAATAACAGCAGAATGGGATGGTACTGGGGATTTCTCCTGCACTTACTCCGGTGACATATACATAAAAAGCCTTACGGTTATTTCAGATAGGATTGCAGCAATTAGAAATGAATTTGAAACCAAGTTTGAACAAACGGATCAATCCATTGATCTGTTAGCAAAACGTGTAACAACGAACGAAAATAGTATCATCACAGCAGAATCAAAATTCTCAGTAACAGCGGACTGGATATCCGGGCTTGTTAGTCGGGTTACTACTGTTGAGGGACGAACTGAGATATTAGAAGAAGCAGGTTTTATCACTACACCAGAAGGCAATACTTTATGGGCTAACAAAACACAATTTGATAGTCTTGCACGTGTTGTGGATCAGCAGTCTGCCAAATTTAGTGTAAATGCCAGTTGGATATCCGGGCTTGTTTCTCGTGTATCAATAAATGAAAATGGAATAAGAAGCCTAAATGAAGCTGGCTTTATTACTGAAAGTAGTGGAAACAGGTTATGGGTTGCTTCGACAGATTATACGGGGACATCCATTGTCAATATGATTAACCAAACAGCAGAAGGAACAAAGATATTGGCTAATAAAGTCGATTTCCAGGCTTATAATCTGAATATGATCCGTAATTCGGGACAGATGACAAAAACAACCTACTGGTCTACAGAAGGTGATTTTTCGTATTTGTCTATTCAGGATAATGGAATCATGGTTATCAATGCGGGAACTGGGGCTTTAATAAATAATAGCCTAGCTGGTACAAGATTATTCTCAGGCAGGAAATATACTCTTAGAATCAGTTTGTACACACATATTAGTCAGGATATAACTATCTCTATCGGCACAGAAATATCAACGAGATTGTCTTTTGTCGAGGGAAATTCTACCAAAACATTTACATTCCAGGGAAAGGATATTGATGCAAAGTATTTGCGTTTATATTCTCAAACCACCAGTGTCATTGTTGTATCTCAAATAAAATTGGAAGAAGGCGAGTATGCAACAGATTGGACACCACATCCTTCGGATTCTATTTATTCAACTGATTCGGATTTGGTTGCTGCATTGAACGGGACTACAATTTCAGGTGGTTTACAGCTTACTACTCGTATAAAACTCGGACTGTTATCTGATGGGGTATGGACTGAACAAGGGGGAATATCTGCCAATACAGATAATATCATGTTGTGGGCAGGTGGTACTTACAGTCAGGCTAAAGCAGGAAATGTAAAAACCATACTTCGTCATGATGGCTCTTTAAAAGCAGAAGGTGAATTTGAATGTGGCTCAAAAACAGGAAATAGGTGTTTGTTATCCGGTGACGGACGATTCAGAATGTTTCGTGGACAGGTAGAAATACTAAACTTAGGGTATTTTGTAGAAAGCGATACATACTATTATCCATCATTAAAAATGACAAGAAAAACAAGTTCTGGAACTGCTTTTGGTGAAGTATCTGTAAGTCCTACAGAAATACTGTTTTCCAGCCCGGACGGACTGGGATGTATATATGGAAATAATTATATGACTTTTAACATAAACAGATTCCCGACTTCTGGAAGCATGGTAGGTGCTGTATATAGAGATGGGAATACTTTAAAAATTAGAACATCATGAAAGTAAATTTTAATGTAGCGTTTAAGAATTTCGATGGAAAAGACGTAACTGAAACGTATCAGGAAGTTGTACGTGAAGAAGTAAACGGTGTAGTAAAAGATGTCGTAAAAGATAAGGTTAAAACCCAAATGATTTATCGTATGGTAGCCTCTATACTCTTTGTTGGCAAAGAATGTAAAGATGTGGATGAAAAAATGGCTTCATTCAATTTATCTCAGCGCATTTACAATGCAAAGGGAGCGATAGAGATAACAACGGAGGAAGCCACCTTGATAAAAAAATTAGTTGCAGAATCTCTTATTGCCGGGGCTTATGCTCAGGTTGTGAATTTATTGGAAAACGGTGCATCAAAAAAATAACATTATGGAAATTGTATCGAATAAAATCAATCAGATAGCAACAACACTGGTTTGTGAAGGTGTAATAAATACGTACACCTATTCACAAGATGTAGGACAACCTATAATAAACATTCGGATCGAAACATCTAAGAATGGAAATAAAGTTGCTTGCACTGATTATATGGGGGCTTCCAATCGGCTATTACTTGATATGAATGATTACAAAGTGTTGAACTTGGAAGAAAAAAAAGCTGCGATATCCGCGATGTTAAATGATGTTGAAACTATTTTATCTGGTAAAAATGAAAATAGTGTACAATAACATATTGCCTGTTAAGGGGTTTACTGCAATTAATCTTTTCGGAGTAGTTTTTGCCCGGAAAGAGTACAAGCCTCTTATCCGACGAATACAGAATCATGAAGCCATTCATACGGTTCAGATGAAAGAAATGTTTTATGTCTTTTTTTATCTCTGGTATCTGGTGGAGTGGTTGGTTAAACTTTTTCGTTATGGTCGGAATGCTTACGAAAATATCTCATTTGAAAGAGAGGCTTATACATATCAGTATGACTGCTCTTATTTAGAAAAACGGAAAAAATATCATTGGATTAAACGACTATGACACAGGAAGAATTTGATAGTTTAGTTCAGCGGGTAACGAATGCGTTGCAAGGAAGTTCGAATATGGCTACCGATCTCAGGGTTGTAAAATCCCCGATTGGCGTTAATCTTCTTCCGGGAATACTCAGTGGAGAACTTGTAACCTTAGAAGCTGCATCTTTAATGGGGACGGACGGTAAAACCCCTTTATTTGAAGTGGGGGCTATTTCTTCCGGGTTGGAAGCCGATGCCTCTATTACGCTGTCGGGAACAGACCCATCCGGTAATCCTATTTATAAAATAAGTCTTGTCCTGCCTAAAGGGGATTCAGGTAAAAACCCGATTCTTGAATTTGAAGGAATTTCAACAGGAGAACCGGATACAGATGCAACGGCAAGTTTTAAGGAGAACGGAACTACAGAAGATGGACAACCAAAGTATAAACTATCTCTGACTATACCACGAGGAAGTAAAGGGGATAAAGGAAATGACGGAAAAACCCCGGTAATGGAAGCCGGAAGTGTATCTAAAGGACTGGAACCGTCTGTGTCTATTATTCCTAACGGTGATGATCCATTAGGTAATCCAAAGTATAAAATAGATTTGGTTCTACCGCAAGGTGATGCTGGTAAAAATCCGATTCTTGAATTTAGTGAGATAGTGACAGGTGCGGCAGGTTCTGAGGCTTCTGCTGTCTTTACTCCGGTCGGACAAACCCCAGAAGGAAATCCGAAATACTTATTAAAATTGACTATTCCTAGAGGGGATACGGGATTGCCTGGTAAGGGTTCCGGGAATGTCTCTGTAAATGGTTCTGATTTAATAAGAGGAAAACAGTATCTTTTTGTTCCTTCTTCTGGTGGAAGTACAGAAGGTTCTTTTGTTGAGTATATTCCTTTTAACGAAGCTGAGTTGAGGGAAGAGATAGGACGAAATCTACAGTTGGCAAAAACATATACCAACGAACAGATTGCAGGTATTGTCCAATTTGATATTCAGGTGGTTTCTGCGTTACCGGAGACTGGGAAGAAGGGAGTTATTTACCTTATCCCTAAAACGAATACCCAAACAGATGCACATAATGAATATATCTGGATTGCCGATCAAAGCAAATACGAACTTATTGGCACTACAGCAGTCGATCTATCCAATTATTACACTAAAGATGAGGCTAATGCCCGGTACATTTTGAAAGAGACAAGCAAACGTCTTATGACAGATGCAGAAGGGACAAAGTTAGATGGTATTGAGGAAGGTGCAAATAAATATATTCTTCCAACCGGAGAAGGGTACAATTTCATTCCAATAGGTGGGGAAGTGGGACAGGTTTTAACAAACACTGCTCCGGGTGTAGCCGAATGGGGAAATTCCAATAACAATGTCCTTGTTATTGGTGACATCACAAAATATAAAAGTATTGTTGCTACAAATTCACCGGAAGAATTTGCAACCTTTATCAATGGCTTAACAATGGCAGATTTTGACCGGGCACTAGAAAATGATACACCCGTTTTTTCTTGGCTAAGATTAGCTACACAGGAAAAATGGGGTTATGTACAAGCTACTAGTTTAAAAAAATATGTAGACGGAACTACTGTTCATTATTATATGACTTTCGTAGTAACCCATGACACAGGTAATAATTTAGGCATAACAAATTATCTTGTTGATATTATAGGTAGAACTAACGAAGGATGGATAAGCTCTCTGGTACGTGGGGTATTAATAGGCGGTCAGCATTATTGGCTTGGTGATGATTATGTAATTTCTTGCAGAGGTGGATATACCGAAGTGTATTTATCCGGTGCTAGTCCGGCATCTGTCGAAATAAAACTTATGGCAGAAGTATTTAGTCCGCTTCAAAACAGCGTTACTACTGCTATGGTGCGAAATATCAGTTCAGCCAATAAAACATTTACTTTGAAGTTGGATAGTACTGCTACTGTTGATAATTCAAAGTTACTAGTTATTGGGGATTACCCGGAACTTAAACAAAACTATGCCTGTGAAATTAATATTTTGTGGGCTAACTGGCGATATATTGCTAGAATTTCAGAACCGTTTGATTACAGTAACAATATAGAATAATGGGTAGAAGACGATCAATGTTGTTTAAGAGCGAACAATTGCCTCATTTATGGTACTTGGCAAATGAAGTTCCTGCTGGTGCAGTTTATTTGGCTATATGGTATAGAAATAAACTATATGGTGTGGCATTATATGGATATTGGGATTCTTCTAATGAAGAACTAGAAGCTAGTAAAATAGGTATTATTGTTGCCCGTACATCTTCAACCAAATTTATAATTGCAGATGAAGATTTTGTAAATGCTTTGCCGTGGACGGCATCCGCTGGTTCCGGTTTAGTTGAGGGTGTTACCACGGCTACATCAAGTTCTGGTGTAGTAGGTGATTACAAAGGTCTTGAAAATACTTTTGCCATATATGCAGCAAAAGGGGGATATGCTACTGCTGCTGGTCATTGTATAAATACTCCTTTTCCTAATGGTTCTCCTGCTATGTTGATGTCAGGGGGGTATGCTAATCAATCTAATCTTTTAAAAAATAACATTACAAATATAGCAAACAAATTCGGTCTTTCAGGATTTAATGATACTGGCATTTATTGGCTTTCAACACAGGTTAATGCTACGCAGGCTTGGGGTGCAAGAATTGGTGCTTCAAGTATAGCTACTACCGCTTACACGAAGTCAGGAAATTATAGAATACGTAGAGCAATGATGATACCGGATGATAACGGAGTTTTTAAGCCAATAGTATTATCGTACACAGGTGAATATAATTGGGCTGTCAAAAACGGTTACAGGTCTAGTCCTTTGTCCGAAGGTAGATTGGAGACTACCGAAAGAATACATATAAAAAACAACGTTATGTATCAGCGTGTAAGAATATCAGCATACATAGAAGGAGAAAGCGATGCTTATACGTCTATGTATGTGGGTTTGCTTAATGAAGATTGGGGAGCAGAAGGACGATGGACTAAAAAGATTTATCCTTATGAGGGTTATTCTTTTGACAATCCCTATGTTGTAGATTTTGATGTTCCTGCCTATGGGGAAAACTTTATTGACATAAGATTGTATGCCTTTGAAGCTGGCAAACAAGCATTTTATAAAGTTGAAATTATAGATGAATTTCCAAAGAATTTTAATGTTAGTTTTAACCCTAATAATGCCCCTAGATTGGATATAGCTGTAAACAGGTTTTATTTAATGTATTTCTTTTCAATGGGTTCTTATGTTAATGGAATGATAATTAATTCTAACAAACTTATGGCTGTTAGATTGTATTATTATACAGTTGGCGGCGCAACATCTGCAAATGTTTTTTTGAGTAAGATAGGTGCATCTAGTATATCTACATCTAACTATGATAAAAAAATTCCAATGGAAATAATACCACCTGCTAAACCGTATTATTTTGATTATGTATTGAATGAAGGTGAAAACAAAATACTTACATTGTTGGCTTCTACTTCAAACAATAATTACTATTTTTATTTTAAGTTGGAAGAACTTGTTGTTGAAAATGGAATTAGAATAGATTATGAAGGTGATTGGGTTGAAGATGTCTATGGATTTTATAAATCTCCCGTAATTGGTACGGGTACAACGACTGGAAATACAACTTTAACAGCTAACATAATAACATTAAAGGACAATGTTAAATTAAAAGTAACATATTATCCTAGCAGTAGAACAGGTAATTATCTGTATATCGGAAAATTAGATATAAATGTAGGTACTGGAAGTTCTTCTTATTCTGCTAGATTAGCAGGAACAAATTATACACCTGATAATGCTCCTTCATTAGAAATTGAAATACCAACAGCCGGAAGTCACTATATACAATTCATGTATTACAAGGCTTATAGTGCCGCAACAGGAAACGATGCAGGATATGTAAAAATTGAAATAATTGAATAATTATGGCAACACGAAGAAGAAAAGCATATTCGTAAATTGGTATTGTAGAAGTATTAAATATATAAATAATGGAGAACTACACAGATAAATTCCTTTTTGGGCTGATTGAGTTTTTTGCTTGGGCGAAATGGCTTTTCTTCCTGGCTTTAGTCTTAACGTTGGGTGATCTGAAATTTGGTATTGCAGCATCCCAATATCGAAAAGACCCTATCAAACGGTCAAGGGCAGTCCGGCGTACAATGGATAAAATCGCAAGTTATATCATTTGGGTTGTAATGGCTTATTCCTTCGGTCAAGCGTTTGGTAAACCTTTTGGAATCGACTTGTTACCTCTTATAATCCTGCTGGTTATATATGGGGTTGAATTGGAAAGTATATATGTTAATTACTTTGCGGCACGTGGTAAACACGTAAAAGTAAAGTTCTTAAATTTCTTTGGAAAGAAAACGGATATAATAGAAATAGAAAGTGATAAAAATGAGACAGATAAATAAAATCATAGTACATTGTACTGCATCACGTGAGGGGCAACCCCTAACAGTTGCAGATATTGATAAAATGCACCTGGCACGCGGATGGAACGGTATCGGCTATCATTACGTAGTTTATGCCGATGGATCAGTTCATAAAGGGCGACCAGTGGAGAAAGCCGGGGCACACGTTTCAGGGCACAATGCGGACAGTATAGGCATTTGTTATGTCGGTGGACTGGATGGTTCAGGAAACCCCAAAGACACCCGTACCAAAGCGCAAAAGGCTGCTATCCGTGAATTAGTAAATGAATTGTGCCGGAAGTATCCGAACGTTATAGAAGTAAAGGGACATCGGGATTATTCACCAGACTTGAATGGTAACGGTATGATTGAACCTTTTGAATGGTTAAAAGCTTGCCCCTGCTTTGACGTACAGAGTGAATTTACTTCGTTCCTACCTAATGTAAATGTAAAACCATGA